GCCCTTCACGAAACCGCTCTGCATTGAGGGTGTGCTCCAGTTGATCCCTTCGGATTTCTATTCGAGCTTTTGCGTAATTCTCCAACAATTTCATTGCAGATTTGTCATTTACTAGAGGCAGCAGAGTGCGAAAAAATTCTTTTTCCATTAGTTCGGTAACATTCCTGTATTGCCCTGCGCTTGAGGTGGTAAATTGCCACCATTTGCGCCCCCGCCGGCACCGGTAAATCCGTCTGTTCCGGGCTCTGGAGCGTTTCCTGGCCCGATGTTGCCACCACCACTGCCGGTTGGATCTTCGACGCTTGGAGCGCCGCCCTGGGGCTGCTGTGGAGCGCCTTGAGGCTGTGGCGCCATGCTTTGAATTTCAGCCATCATTTTGGCCTGTATTACGGCTTCTCTTGGGTCGTTTAAGATCTTGTCTTCGTCTAAATCCATCGACGCAGCAATCTCACGCAGAATGTAATCATACTTCACAAATGGCTGCATGGCAGGGTTCTGCGCCATCTGCATAAACTGGATCAAACGCTGACTGCGGATCTCATTACGCATGAGGCTTTCAGTGCCCCGGGCACGAACCTCTAAATCACCTTTTGTGTACTCTTCATCAAAATTAAACTGCATGTTGAAAGCGAACAGAGCCTTGCCCAGCGGCGCCAACAAATAGTCGTCAATATTACGAACCACGGCTTTAATATTTTGAGCACTAGCGCCTAGCATCATGCTCATGCCTGAAGCAGTACGCCCGATGCCGCCTACTGCGCCTGAGCCGTGGGAATACGAGGGAATGCCGGTAGATTCATCCGCTAACTGACGGACTTTGTCGAACATCATCAAATTCTCTTGAGAAGTGTTCTTCGGTGATGTGGAAAAGATGCTTTGACCAGGCGCCCCCGCCATTCTGCGAAAGATTTTGCCGGGGTATATGGTCATGTCTTGCCCGGGCGTGAGATTGGTTTCATCAATCTCAAAAATTAGGTTGCCGCTTAATGCAGCATTGTCCACCGCCATCCGGATAAAGCCATTAGCGAGCAGTTGGGAATCTTCCATATTTTCGGCCACGCCAATGCCAAAAAGCGAGTATGGATTAAGCTCGTAAGGCACGGCACAATATGGAACCCTCGTTGGGGTGAACGGGTTGAGCACAAGCCGCAAAATTTGCCCAGCGCAAACCCAGATATTGACCTGAATTTGATCTTGATCTTCCAACTCAGGCGGGATTTCAAAATCAGCTTCGTCTGCTAATTCTGCATCCAAAACGCCCCAGTATTCCAAAACCTCGTAGCGATCGATGCTATCAACGAGGCCACTTTCATCTAAACTGTCTTCCCAATACTGCCGCACGTAATTTGTGCCGTAATCGATGGCTAATTCGATGCTTTCATCTCTGAAATGAGGGCGGCGTTTCAGCGCTCGCATCTGAGTACGGTTTAAACGGTGACGTTGGATCGTGAACTCTGCCTCAGACATATTTCGGGCATCTGGATCAGGATAAAAATCCCAAATACTCACGTATTCGACCTTTGGAATTGTTTCCATGGTCGGAGTGTAATTACCCTCACTATCCCAGTTCGGATATTCTTTATCGAAGGCAAAAGGGCCTTTCATAATGCCAGTACCGAACAGACTGCACTCGAAAGCCACGGATCTGAGATGTTTCGACGCCTGAGTTTCTTCAAGCTGGTCTTGCATCTTCCGTTCCATCAACTGAGCGGCTCTTTTTGCGGGCTCAAATGTGATTGATGATTGCGTTATTCCAGCGCCAAGCTCCAAACTGTCTTCAACAGGCTGTAGCCGCTCTTTGTATACGCCCAAATCCTTTGCAATTTCAGGCCGAGCAATTGTGCGAGGAACTTTATAATCAGTACCGGTCTTTTCTTGGACTTTTTCGTCTGAAAGTGCCTCTGGATCGTAATTTACGGCATCTGCAACGTTTGCCGGGAAATTTCGGGGCTCAATACTAATCGGAAACTTGGAGCCGGCGTACAAAACATCAACGATTTGTGCAAAAGCGGCCAAAACCTTCGTCTTGGTGATCTTGATGAATGCTTTGGACTTCTCAGTATCGGTAAATTGCAATTCAGGGCCATAAACACCCCGATAATTGCGATACGCCGTTAGCCAACGCTCTTCTTCCGTCTGCCGAGCGTCCTTGGACTTACGAAATTGATCTTCAACAAAGGCAGCAACACCAGAATATTGAAGATTTTCCTCTTCTACATCTCCATCCTCTGCCAAAGCCACCACTGCTTGCGCCTCTGTGGTGTCCTCTGGATCAAGATCTGAAGGTTTTTGCATTAAGGCCATAAATTAATATCCGAATATTGAATCTGCGGGGCGATAAGTCGGCTGCGTGAAGCTAATATCAAAAGGTGATTGCGTCTGAGGCCGGCTCATGATGCCGTAGCGGATCGAGTCATAAGCGTGATCGCTCGCATATCGTGGATCAATGTCATCTGTGCCCCTTGGATCGGACGGAATGACAGGTAGATCAGAGATTATTTGTCTACAGGTATCGAAGAATACGATGCCGGCTTTTTCAGTCACATCATCAACTTTCAAAAGCTCATGTAAGCGGTTTTTTCCAGCTACTCTGGTTCCTGCACTTCGATCAGACGGGCGCCAGCGCAAACCTTCTAAAATCATCTCTTCAGCTATGCTGGGGCCGGTAGAACCACGGCGGTGCCAGCAGGAACTGTCCAGAATGCCGTAGGGAACTCGATCGCCTTCTTCTGCTTGAATAATCGCTTTGGCGAGGTCACGGCCAGTATGCTTGCTGACATACATTTCCCGATAAACGTAAAGGGTGCCGTAGGCTGGATCGATCGCAAACCAATGCACGGCCGAGAAACTTGAATACCCGTAATCAGCGCTGCGGAACCTTTTCCAATCCGGGGGAATGTCGAAAGGTTTGGTTGTGTGGTCTTTAAGGCGAAACTCTGAAAACGCAGCGCCATCAGTTACCGACCAATCACCCTCTAAAAGCTGGCGTCTTTGGTTTTCTGGCAGCGACAGCAGGTTGGCTTCATAGATGCCATCGTTCGCCAAATATGGATTGTCCGAAAGCTTAGATGGAATAAAGCGCCGCATAAATAGCGGCTGACCTGCTAATTTGTGATCAGGCGGGTAAACCAGATCTTTGCCTGTCTCCAAATCTTTTGCAGCGAAAGGCGTGTTAGGCGGGGCTGGTTCGATAAACGTTTTACGAACCCAGTTCATTCCAGGCCCGCCCGGGTTGGTAGTCGCACGGACGCAAAGAGGCAGAGTTGGATCTGTAGTCCGAAGCCGTGAGCGCATATATGAAAATGCGAAATCTGTAGGGTGTTGGGTTAATTCATCCCAACCAATCCAGCTAAACGCTTGACCCTGATAACGCAGAACATCTTCAGGTCGCTCAAGGTAGGTCAGCCAAAGCCTAGCGCCGCTAGGAAACGTCCACTGGCTCGCCTTCGCCGACCATTTCGCTCCCTTGTACGCTTGCGGATACAGCTTCTGTGTGGCCCACTGGATTTCTCTGAGTTCATCAACGGTTCGCCGCAAAAGCAGACCATTGAAGTTTCCGTTTCCAAAATATCGGAGAGGGTCTGCGATGAGGCTGTAGGTTTTTGAACCCCCCGCTGCCCCACCGAATAAGACTTCCCGCTCCGGTGCCGCCAAAAACTCGGTTTGCGGGCCAGGGAGCGGCTCGAAAACAACGTCTTGTGATGCGAATTTCTGTTGAACGACATTAAAGTCTAGATCATCCGAGACATTCTTTGGTGCTGCATCCTTGCCTTCGAGTTTGGAGAGCTTTTTTTCGGTCATTGTCAGAACACGCTTGGCATCTGACTTCTTCCGTTTTGCTGCGGCTATTTTCTTGGCTTCTTTGCCTTTAGGTGCAGCTTTCTTTCGGTCTTTAATTCGCTGTTTTAATAATTTGGATGGGTTGTCTGAATCGGGGCCTCGATGAGCCATCCAGATATTTACGATGCCTTGGTGAGAAATCTTTTTGCCAGTTTTTTCCACCAGCCACGCCGCAACCCTTCGAGTGCTGTTGCCTTGATCAAGATGATCAAGAGCAGTTTCCACCCACCTAACAACTTCAGGGTCGGGGATAAGAACCAGTGGATCGCTTTCACTAACGGCATATCCGTAGGCTACTTTAGCTGT